GGTTTGAAAGATTTTACTACAGATGATTATTTATTATTAACTGGTGATCCTGCAATTATTGGTGTAGCATGCTCCATCGTTTCTGACATGACTAATGGTAAATACAAACTACTAAAATGGGATAAACAAGAAAGAAAGTATTATCCTATTGAAATTAACTTATATGAAAGAGGAAAGATAGATGAATAATATAAACTTTGAAGAAGACCAACAAGACCTTGTTGATAAAACAGCAAGTATACAATCTCTAGCAGATCAAATACAAATGTTAGAGGGTATAAATAATAGAATAGAGATAAGTGAAAACAATCTTAAAGATTTAAAAAAAGAACATGACCGTTTATCTGGTGAAGTAATTCCAACTATGATGGCAGAAATGGGACTATCACATTTAAAATTATCAGATGGTTCTACGGTAGATGTTAAAGCAAATTACAGTGCAAATATTTCTGTAGCAAACAGAGAGAAAGCATTTAACTGGCTTCGTGAAAATGGCTTGGGTGAT